TGTTCGGCTAATAATCTGTGGGTTAAATATGCCCATAAAACCGCCAAGGTGTCTGGGATAAGTTTTAGATTTGATCGTTGGTGTATAGAATTATAGCACTCTGCCATTAGGAGGTAGATGAGACTGAAGTTGACGAGATAGACATTCGATTTAAGTTTATGGTTTCTGTGCGCACAGTGCCGTTGGACTTGATTGAAATATGGAACGCCCAGTGAAATCCTCGTATATTCGCAAGTCACGGTCATCCAATTTGACGTTTAGTTTGACAACCACCTATATATTGGTGTAAGATTTTTAAATGGGGTATGTGGCTACAAAGTTGTAGCACTTGCTTTGCAAGCAAGTTAAATTCTGGCGGGCGGTACGTCCATACTCCACCAGTTTCTTGTGAAGATTCTAATCGTTTCTGTCTCCACAACAATATGTATTAGTAATGAAAACTTTAAACATACTGTGTAATGAATGTAATGTTTCTTTTGTAAAACAAAAAAATGAGTATGATAGACAAATCCGTAAAGGAAATAACAATTTTTACTGTTCATTGAAATGTTCTGGTATACATACCACTAAATATAGAATAAAACACTTTGAAATTGAACGGGAATGTTTGTTATGTAAAAATAAATTTATATCAACAACACATAAAAACCACAAAATGTGTTGTAATAAATTGTGTGCCAAGAAGTATGCGCAATCTTTTGTGAAGATAGATAATATCTCTTCTTCAATGAAGAGATATTATCAAAATAATCCTCAAATAAAACCGAAAACATATGAAGATAGAAAATGTGTTATATGCAAAACTGTATTTAATATACAAAAATGCAAAAGAAAGAAAACCTGTTCTGATGGTTGCTTTAGAAAATTAATGTCACTTAATTCAATCAAAAATCCTAATTGTGGTGGAGAAACTAATTATAAAAAATTCAAATATAAAGATGTATGGATGGATTCAAGCTGGGAAGTTAATTTAGCTAAATGGTTGGATAATAATTCAATTGAATGGAAAAGAGATAGAAAAATAAATTTCATTTGGACGGACATATGTGGGAAAAAAAGAAGATATTATCCGGATTTTTATTTACCAAAATATAATATTTACCTAGATCCAAAAAATAAATTTAAATTGAAAAAAGATGAATATAAACTGTCCAGAGTTATTTTGGAGAATAATATAAAATTGATTTATGGACTTGAAAGTGATGTAATTTGTCAGTTAAAAAAATATTTGAAATTTCACAAATTTCACTAATATATATTGTTAATTAGAGCGCGGGTATGATGTAGTGGTAGCCTGCAACCTTGCCAAGGTCGATGTGCCGGTTCGATTCCGGCTACCCGCTCCAATTTCAGTTCTTTAAAATTTTATGGGGATGCGTAGTTTTGACATAGATAAATATCTATTGTTAGGCACGTAGAGGATGATAGTTGGCCTCTTTAATACACCTATCAAAACATTAACTGCTGAAGATAACGTAGTTAGCTATGACTTCTCTTACGATGACGTTGTAGCCCTTGCAGCCTAAGTTGTTGCACATTCAATACAATGAAGTCTGATATTTGTGTTGGGTGAAAATTATTGGACTGGACCAAATATTTGATTTGCGTAAATGGTCGAGATATTAGTAAATCTTAAGGGTAATATTTTTAGATATTTTTCATTATTACTTCCTAACAATTCAAAATATATAAGCGTGTAGTCTGGCAATAATAATTTTTTATGGACGCGGGGTGCGACTCCTCGCCATCTCCACCATTTTTAAAACCCCAAGTTATGCTTGGGGTTTTTTTATTGCGGTTCAAAGTCAATGTAACTATCAAATACTAAACAGTTGCATTTTTCTGGATCTATATATCCTTCTTTTTGTAGATAATCCAACATTTTCTCTCTACAAGTTTCGTCTTCATATAAATCACATTTTTCTGGGTGTCTTAAAACAATAAATCTATCAGCCCAGATTGTTATATGGTGATCTTTAATTTTTATATCTTGAAAATTTACTTCATTCATTGTATATTAAATATATATTAGAGTTATGAGTAATATTAAATTAACAAAGGCTGAAGCCGAAAAGAAAGTATATGAACTAACCGAAAATCTTTTGCATGTAAAGAAAGATTTTAAAGATGTAGCTGCTGGCTACAAAGAACGCATGAAAGAAATCGAAAATGAAATTAAAGCAATTGTCGAAGATGCTTCTATAGGTGATCCAACTAAGTAAAACAAAAAGCCGGTCAATTAAGACCGGCTTTTTTATTATTGTTCTTTTGGAGATGGCTTAAATGTGCCATCTTTTAAATTAAGACTACCGTCTCCATATTTTGTAGCCAGACTATTTAGTAAGTTTTCTTCTAGTTTTTGAATATCTTTCCACTCTGTTAGAATAGCTGATCTACGTTCAGTTAATTCTGTTTTTGTTTGTTCCAGTTCAATTTCTTCTAATTGCAATTGACCAAGTTCAAATATTTTTTGTTGATATTTGGATTGAACGATTGCGATTTCTTGCATTTCTTGTTCTGTAAATTTAGTAACTTCACTCATAATATTTTTAGATACATATCTGGTTTATTGATTTTTGGATAATTATAATTCAATTTATATTTTAAAATAAAGTTGACGTAATCGCTATTTGTATGTATTATTAGATTATGTTCTAAGGCTGGTAATCTTAGAATTAGTAAGTATATTACCACATTTAAATATTAAATTATAAATTAGTATGACAGTTAAAAGTGATAGTGTTATGGATAACAATATTAAGTACGTAATCCTACGTGATGGCAGACGAGTTTCAGATTTGGAATATCCATCCAAGGATGAAGCTAAAACTGAATATGATCATTGGTCTTCAATTCTTAAACGATGGCCAGATGGTTCTAAAATTGAAATTGTAGAAGTGAAAGGTAAATAATGAGTGGTAATATATTTGGCTTAAAACAAAAAATTAACTTGGCTAGTACAGAAAAAGAAGTACTAGACTTATTAAAGTTAAGCAAAACATACGTGGACGCATCTCCAGAAACAGTTCGTTCTTGGAAAAATGCTTCTGCAAAAAAGTTACAACAGTTAAATTCGACTATTTCGTCAGTGGAAAAGGTTGAAAATGATACTGATAAACAAGTAAAAAAGAAAAAGAAAAAGTAAGATTTAACCAAATTGGTTCTGAAAAGACGTTACTTCGGTAACGTCTTTATTTTTTCCCATATACTTATATATGATGACAGATAAGTACTCTTCATTAACTTTGCCATCTGATTATGATCAGATGGATAGTTTAATTAAATCTAATAAAATTAAATTGATGGAACAAATTGTTTCATCAATATGTTATGCGGTAGACAACAATTTGAATGCGATAGAGGTCTTTAACTTTAAAGATTCTGATTTCATAGTAGTATTAGACCGCAATTCATTTGAAGATAATCTAAATAATATTTACGAATATTATATTTCGTCTGAGAAATATGAACATTGTGGTCGTGTTTTAAACATTAAACAACAACTAACCAACAAAAATGAGCAAGAAAAAAGACACAAGCCCAAAGGTTCATCAAAACGAAAAAATTAGAGAAACAATAAAAATTGATGACCGAACTCTTACGCCAAAACAAATTGAATTATTAAATTTACTACAAAATAAAACAACTAAACTAGTCTTCATTTCAGGTCCAGCTGGAACTTCAAAAACATATACATCTGTGTTAGCCGGTTTAAATTTAATAAACCAAAAAAGAGTAAGTGAAATCGTATATGTCAGAAGTATTGTAGAAAGTAGTGATAGTAAATTGGGATTTTTACCAGGTGAAATGGATGAAAAGATGAGTCCTTACATTCAACCACTAATAGATAAATTAGAAGAATTATTGCCAAAACACGATATTGATAAGTTAAAAAAAGAAGAACGTATTCACGGTTTTCCAATAAATTTCTTACGTGGTTTGAGTTGGAACGCTAAATGTATTGTAGCTGATGAAGCTCAGAATATGAGTAAGAAAGAATTGACCACATTAATTACCCGTGTTGGAGAATTTAGTAAGTTGTTTATATGTGGTGATCCCGATCAAAGTGATATCAATGGTAAAAGTGGATTTGTGCCAATGATGAACATCTTTGACGATGAAGAAAGTAGAAATAACGGAATTTATGTATTTAAATTCGATGAAGATGATATTGTTAGAAGCGGTTTAGTAAAATTTATATTAAAAAAACTAAAAAATGTTGGGTGATTAATAATTATTAATATATTATGGCGATAGTATCCAATCAAGGTAGAACTGTTCCCGAATTACCAACATTAACAGCTGGTACTATCGGTAATAATGATTATTTAATCATACAAAATGTAAGTAGCAACTCTACAAAAAAGTCTACTGTTAGTAGTTTTGTACAAAAAACAGCAAATCTTCTAACAACATTCAACAACTTGAATTTTGTAGGACCAAATAATACATACACGGGTTCATTTAGAAGTTTTGAAGGTGATAACTATTCTGTAATAAGTCAGAAAATACCCAATGTATTTAAACGAGCCATAGTAAGTGATTATCTTACTATCGGATACAATCCATCAGCGCCAACGTTTTTGGGAATATATGCAAAAACAATAGATGTTAATCAAGCACTTGGCGGCGGTGGCAATATTACGTTTACTGGAAATTCTATAAATAGTCAAATAACAATTTTTGACTATCCAAATGGATTGAATCTTGAAAACACACCTTTTAAGATTGAACAAATTACAGCTAGTATTGGTATAACAGGCAGTTTAAAAGGACGTTTACTAGGCAATGTAACGGTTGGTATAGGTAAAAGTTCATTTAACAATGTAGATGTAAATAACAATTTATATGCTGTAAATGGTGAAATAGACAACGCAGCTATAAATGGCGGTTCTATTGGTGGGGTAACTATTAATAATAGTCCGATTGGAACTACTGTGCCAAATGTCATATCTGGTTCAAAGATTTATTCTGCAAATGGATTTTCAGGAGTATTTTCTGGTAGTGGTAATATCTCACTCACAGGTAGTTTAAAAGGCAAGTTAACAGGTAATGTTACTGCTACCACTGGTACAAGTGTATTTAACAATATTACTGCAGCTAGTGTATATTCAAGTGTATATATTGAGTCACCATCATTTATAGGCACAGCTAGTTATTCTTACAATGGAAATGGAGAACTATCATCTTTATCCAGTAGTTACGCACAAACCTCAAGTATGTGTATGTCAACTACCGCAGATACCGCTTCGTATTTAGTTTGGTCAAACCTAAGAGTAAATGGTACATCTAGTTATTCTTATAATGGCAATCAAAAATATTCATCTTTTTCGAGTAGTTATGCACTTACTTCAAGTAAAGCTATAAGCAGTAGTTATTCTACAAGAACTACCAGTGCTTCATACGCATTGAGAGCTTCAACTGTACTTGGAACTGTAGATAATGCTTTACATTCTATAACCGCTGATTCTTCAACTACGTCATTAACATCCTCTTATTTGTTAAAAGGATCTTTGAATAGTTCAAGTGCTGTACCATACTTTGACAACAATAGATTAACAACATCTCCATTATTTTATAAAAATGAGTTTGGACAAATTAATTTTTATATATCAGCTTCTGCTAAATATGCGCAGTCAAATCTTTTTGTAGTAAACAGAGGATCTGGTACATTAAGTTCAGCTGGTTTTGTATTGCAAAATAAAAACAGATCAACTGGATATCCAAATCAAGATCAGTGGTTTATACAATCCGTTTCCAGTGGCAGTTTGACATTGAGTATTACCACAGGATCATATCATCTTAAAAATAGTACCATTACATCGAGAACTTCGGATTCATCTGGTACAATGGCCGCATTGAAACAAATACGTAATGGTTTTTACTTCTGGCCATATATTAATACGGATTCAGCTGCTAGAGATGGTTCAGTTGGTATAGGTGTAACTCCTCCAGCAGAGCCAAGTGGTTCTATAAATAAGTATCTACGTGCTAAGTTGCAAATCAGAATGTTTAGTGGTAGCAATGAAGCCGCAAACGTTGCTGGATCGGTATTAGCTGGTAAATTCGTGGGAGGTGCTCCAGTTGGAGTAGAAAACAAACAAACCGCTATATTAGTACAATATGGATCAAGTAGTTTTGCCAATACATTTTATGTATCCAGTAGCGGTGATATGCGTGCTTATGGATCTATCAGTGGTAGTAAAATGTATTCTTATGGAAATATTAAAGTTGACAATGGTTCAATTATTTCCAAGACAGATGCGGCTATTATCACAGGATCTTTCAAGGGTAATTACCAAAAAGATTATACAACTGTAAGTGCTACTGTTGCAGCTGCAACTACCAATTTGAGTTTTGATGATTATGATATGATCTATGTAACGGCTACAGCATCTCAAACTTTTAATGTAAATCTGACTCAAAAGAAGGTGTGTTATTTGTATTTTTATAACAATAGCGGTGGCACTTCATTTACGTGGAGCACCGGTACACCTAATTCTTTAAAGTGGCCAGGTGGTTCGGCATCAAATCCATCAAATGGGTCTAGAGACTTGTATTCAATTGTATTGATGGGCAGTGAAATTCTTATTAATCGAATAGGAGCTTCTTACTCTTAATACTTTATATTTATAAAATATGTCAACTCCGTGTAACAGTTTAAATGTACAACTAATAAAGGTCAGCGATCTAGCAACTTATTCTAGTATCAAAGATGCAGATCAACTGATGGTTATTGAAAATACAGGTGGTTCAAAATATTCTAGAAAATCCACTTTATCTGATTTAAAAGATTATGCTAACTCAGATGGTATATCTGGATATACCACTTCTTTATTTAATACCACAACTGATAGTAATAGCATATCATATTATTCCTCTGGAAATGTTCTTTCATTTTCCCACGGATTTTCTGCTGTACCTTCTTTGGTCCGAGTAGTTTTAAAATGTAATAGTAATGATGGAAGATTTGTTATTAACCAAGAAGTTGACGTAACATCTTTTTTCAATAACCAAACAAAACCAATTTGCAGTATCGTTTCAAGTTCTAGTACTGTGTTACTAATTGTCCCAACTTATACCAGCATTACTGTTTACGACTATAACAGTAGCACCAGTGTAATAAGTCAATATAATATCGATACAACCAAATGGTATCTTAAAATTTACGCCTGGAAGTAATTATGTCAACTACCTGTAATTTAATACAACAAGTAAAAGTTAGCGATCTGGTACGATACAGTACGTTAACGTCTAAAGATTTAATTTTAACAATTGAATCTGGTTCTTCCAACGATTTATATTCCAGAAAAAGCACATTTGGGGACGTTGTAACATTTTTATCATCTGTAACAGGATCTTATACCGGAAGTTTTTCTGGATCTGCAAAAACATTAAGTGGTACTTTTACAGGTAGTTTTACTGGTAGTTTTCAAGGAGATCACTCCGGTAGTTTTAGTGGAAACTTCAACGGTACCAATACAGGTAGTTTTACCGGCAGTTTTAACGGACTAACAACGGGAAAATCCAATACTTCAGGATCATTGAGTGGTAGTTTTTATGGTTATATATTGACTAAGAAAGCAAGTGCTAGTGGAAGTTTCAGTGGAAGTTTATATGGTTCATTGATTAGTAAAAACTCTAAATTAACTGGTAGTTTTAGTGGTGTTTCAAGAGGACGTTTCTCAGGAAGTGTTTCTGCTAGCATCAAGGGTTACATTAGTGCATCAAATCATTACAACGCAAATAGAAAAGTTGCATTTTATGGTACGGCTAGTTGCGCTAAAACCGCTTCTTATGCTTTGAATTCAGGAGGAAACATAACAGGCACTGGTACTGCAAATCAATTTACATACTGGACAGCAGGCACTGCTATAGGATCTACTAATTATCTGGTGAGAAATAGTAGTATTAATAATTTGGGAAGTATGGGTCCAGGTAGAGTTACTGTAAACAACCCATTACAATTTTCCGTCGTAGGTGAACATTTGATTCAAAATTCTTCATCGGGTCAATCCATATATGGTATAGGATTACAAACCTCAAACAATTATTTAAGAACATCTGCTAATTTTGCATTTTATTATTCTGGATCTCACGTAAATACATCAGCTTTACCAGGCAAAGATGTAACTTGGCAATCAGGAAAATCTGGTTGGGGAGTTTTGGGAATCAGACAAAGATTATTAAGTGTTGGAAATATAGTGAGTTCCGACAACGTAAATGCTCAATTACATTTGCATTTAAGTGGGTCTACTGGATGGCCATCTGGATATAATCCAAATTCAAATGTATTTTTAATTACATCTGGTAGTTCACAAACCAAACTATTACGTGTCAGTGGAAGTGGACAATTGGACGTTAGAGGTGATATAGTTGCGCTTTCTACATTCGCTACATCTGATATAAGACTGAAAGATAATATCAGACCAATTGAAAATGCACTGAAAAAAGTGGAACAAATCAATGCAATTGAATTCAATTGGAAGTCTAATGGCAAACAAGATTTCGGAGTTATTGCTCAACAAATTGAAGAATTGTATCCTGATTTGGTAATGGAAAATCTTGAGGGATACAAAGTTGTAAAATATAATCCATTGATAGCACTGTTGTTGAAATCTATTCAAGAACTCAACAAAGAAGTTCAAGAACTAAAAAATAAGATTAAATCTTAATATATATAGGATATATGCCTGTCAATATATTAAATAGATTTGGTCCGCTTAGTTTTAAAAGTGAAACCAACAATAGTGAAAATTTATCTATCAATAGTTTATTAAGTAATTTTTATAATCCAGGATCAAGTAATTTTTCTATATCACAGAGTTATTATCAATTGGAAAATAGAATTGGTAATTCCACCACCGATTCAAGTACGATTAATATCACAAAAGCTTTGGGAGTTGGGTTTATAAACAAAGACAATAGAAGACCAATAAAATTTAGTGAGTTTTATGGTGCATCTTATATAAGCAGTTCTTTTAAAGTAGCTGCGTCTACAGGAGTAGCAACTGTTAAAATTTATTCACCAAGCGTTATACAAAACAACAACTTTTTAACCAACAACATACAAGATAAAGTTTATCAATATACATTGTATTCTAAATCCGATGTTACTACTCCAATTGTTGATTCTGGATGGAATAAAGTTTTTTCTTATGCTAAATCAGGAGATAACATCGAATTGTTTTATAATTTGATAGATGCCAAAGCTTATAAATTGGTATCAAAAGATTGTTTATCGAATGCATTTACGTCCAGTATGTTTATAGGCACTTGTGCCAGTACTGTAACGGATAATACAACTTATACATACACAATAACCGCTGCAGATTTACCTACTGCAAGTTCACTACTGTTTCAAAAAATCAACGGTGATAAAACTGCAAATGGATATACAAACACCAAAATAACTGATTTATCAAACATATTAAATAACTTAAATAGTTTGTTACAAAATCCCAATATAACAACATACAAATCGAGTGGACAACTTTTGCCTATTATATCTTACAGAGATAACTTAGGATACAATAGAACTTTGACATTTGACGGATTGATTTTGCAAAAATCAAATACACCTGATGGATCACTTGGATATTTTTATACAGGTTTGGTTACAGCAACTAGTTTGGGTGGAACAAATGTTAATTATGAATATGCATTTGAAAACACATCTACATTTGGTCAAATAACACTTTATATTTTGGGTACACAAGATTCAAATGCATCCTCTTGTACGTCTCCACCAGCAACTGTTGGAAATTTTCCAACAAATATATCATTTACAGGACCAAGATGTGGTTACTTGGACTGTGGAGATGGTTATACTCAACCAGTTTGTAACCCAACCGCAACTACACAAGTAAAACACAGCGGTAGTTTCATAATAACAAATAACAATAATGCGGAAATGTTGGCAACCATTAGTCCTACTTGGACCAATTTAGATGGAACATCATTAAACGCATTGATTAACACTGTTGATGTTAGTCCATCAGGAATGTTTTCTATACCAGCGAATGGAATACGTAAAATTAGCATTGGTTTTGGACTTGCTAATTATCAAAACACACTTCAACCAAAAACTTTTAATGCAAAGGGTTCTGTGAGTTTGACTTTGCCATTGGGATATTCACCTCAATCTCAAAATTGTGAAATTATAGCTAACTTTGATAAGAATTCTTGTGTGGTTTCTCCGGTAGTACCTCCAGTGGTTACACCTGTAACAAGTAATCTTGGGTGTATTAGTTATAATCCAAGTATGTTGGAGAGTTGGACACAGATAAAAACCAGAACAGTAGTAACAATTGCCTACAAAACAGGTACATCTGCAGATAAAACTTTTGCTAAAGCGGTTGTTAATGCTTTGCCAAATTCAGGCTGTACATTACCTTCTACTATAACTCAAGACGGATATACTATTAACATTTCGTGGACATTAGATCCAGCCGGAGGTCAAGACTATGCGTGTACCACTGGTGCATCGGGACAATTTTCAGGTACTTATACAGTTGTAACAACAAATTCAATATTGGGTAGTGCAAGCTTTTACATATTGTTCTTGAGAAGAAACAATAACATTGTGTCTATCGAAAACTATATTAATTTGTGTCAAACAGGTGGAGTTTCGTCTGTAGGATAAAAAATATTGACATTTTTCAAAATTTGGTTATATATATTGTTGAATGACACGGATGTGTTATTCACTATAGTGCTCGAATGAGGCTATTAGGTTAATAAGTTCAATAGAATTATTAAAAAGAAAGGTAAATATATGTCAGTAGTAAAATATAGTCCGTTTGCATTGCGACACATTGATCGTGATGAATTTTTAACACCATTTGACCGCGTATTTGATGAAGTATTTGCGGCGCACTTCCCAGAATTAAACAAAGAATTAGGCGTTGGTTTTTTTGAAAAACAAAGTTATCCACGTGTAGATGTTATTGATTATAATGACCGTGTGGAAATTCTAGCGGAAATTCCAGGTTTGTCTAAAGACGAAGTATCTGTAGATGTACAAGAAAACGTACTTACTATCAGTGGTCAAAAGATCAAAAACGTGGATGATAAGGAGTCTACAGGAAAATACATTCGCAGAGAACTAAAGCATAGTAGTTTTAAACGTAGTTTTACTTTAGGAGATCAAATTGATCGAACGAATCCCACCGCAAAGTTTGAAAATGGATTGTTAAAGGTTACATTATTAAAGGTGAAACCAACGATTCCTGTCACGAAAAAAGTAAAGATTGATTAATATTCAATCAAGGTTATATTAACCCCGTTATTAAATTAACGGGGTTTTTTATTTTTATATATTTATAGATATGATAAAATTTCATCATTTGGTAATGGCAACGTCACTTTTAATCGCCGGGTGTGCTGCCTATTTTAGTGTATATGGTATTGGATTGTTATTTTCAGGAGCAACTATTGCTGCAATGATTATGGCTGGTTCATTGGAACTAGGTAAACTTGTAACAACATCGTGGTTATTCAGATATTGGAATAAAGCCAATATATTAATGAGAACCTATATGATAATTGCTGTATTTGCTTTAATGGCAATTACATCTCTAGGTGTATTTGGATTTTTAACAGCTGCGTTTCAAAAATCTTCATTGGAGACCGAGTTATCTATGAATAAGATTGTCACACTTGAGTCTCAGAAAAAAGAAGAACTTAGTAAGATGGAGTCTACTAAAAAGACAATTGAAAAACTTTATAGTTTGAGAAGTAGTCAAGAGGT